TATTTCATTTGCTTTTTCTGGGTCTTTCTTTAATAAGTTTTCGGCCATTGCTTGACTCATATTACCTGCCATTGCAATTAAACGCATAGCCATAGTATGAGCATTAGTATCTGCGCTAAAGTAAAGTGTTGGTAATTTAGTTCTGGCTGCAATTGCTAGTGCAACTGATGACTTACCTGCACCTGGAGTGCCTGCTATTACTGTTACCTCTGCTCTGCGTAGTATGATTCCCGCTCTTTCAAATGCTTGAAAAGCAGGGGGCAATGGTTCGCCCCCCACTTCTGCTTTTTTGATTGAGCGTCTAAGTGTTTTCACTTAACCTGTTCTGGAACGAATGTGTTCCAGGCTGAGTCTGTTGTCTTTAGATAAACATTCTTGCATTTATCAAAGGCACCTTTTGGTGCTGGGCAGAAATAACCACGATACATAGAACCATCTTTACCTGTTCCTTGAATCGCTGTCATCTTTCCATGTGGACAATTGCGTCCACCAAGCGTAGTAGTAGAGTTATCTAATGGGCTGATACTAGCGCCTAGTGCTGATGCAACTTGTCCTACTGTCATTGGTGTAGGTATGGTGCCACGAATTGCTTTCTCAAGTTCCATTGTGGCTGATGTAATTGCATCTAATCCTTGTGCAACTAAGCCATCTAGTTCTGTTCCGTTTTCTGCACGGACTGTTACTAAACTACCTGCTGCTGTCTTGATTGTGATGCTGATTGGTGCTTCTGTGTGAGACACTATTTGTTCTCCTGTTCGAACGGATAGGCTAGACCTTTTTGGTCTCGCCATTGTCTTGCTTTCATAGCGAATTGTAAACCTTTAAAGCCTTCTTTAATATCTATCCACACTAGTTTGCACGTGCCACTACCTGCGGGTAAATGAATAATGATTGCTTTGTTCTTGTTTACTTCTCCCCATGTGCCACGGGTTGCCGTAGCCGCATCATACGGCAAGCCGTTGGCGTATATAGCCAACTGTATTGAGATATTATTTGGATGGTCTATTCGACCTGTCTTAATATCTGCAATAAATAACTCACCGTTATACTCAACAACTCTGTCTGGTGTGCCAGCAATTTTGTATTTATCTAGCACACTAAACTGTTCAATGAACTTGTTGTTAAGAATCTTAGTTGCTTGTTCATAAGCCTTGATGTCTGGTATATATTCAGGTGGTATTATACCTAAAGTTAAACCTAAATCTAATCGTTCAGCAAATGAATGTATGGCTGTGCCTATGTTTGCTGCTTTGTTTGCACCTGCTACTTGCATAGCATCTTCAATCAAAGAGTTAACTGCCATCTTATCTTCCTGTGCTGCACTGATAGATAACAATATGTCTGGTCGTGTAGTTAAACCTATTGCTGCCATCCGCATTTTCCAGGCGACTAATGCTGACGCATCATCTAATGAGTTAGCAATTGTAGTTGCTCTTGTATAGGCAATTGCTTTACCACCTTTCGGTGGAACTATTAATGGCCTGCCGTATCTATCTCTATCTATTTCTACTTTTGCCATTGCTCTCCTTTATTTATGAGTTGCCCTGAGAAAGGAGATAGCCGAAATCAGGGCACTCAAGATTAGTATATCACATACTAGGATTCAGGATGGACACCATTAACTTCAATGTCGTCTACCCATAGGTCACCATCTTCAGTGAAGTTAACATCAATACTATCCTTGATGATATCTTCTGCTGCTTCTTGGTTGGCTGCTTCTATACCTGTAATTGTGGCTGTGATAGTAACTGTGGCTGACCATGACTTAGTTAGTTGTTCACTACCTATGCTAGTAAGTAAGTCATTAACATCACCTACTTCACATAGAATTTCTGATTCGTCTGGTTCATATCTAGCCTGAAAGAATTCTTTTACATCAAACTGAGTGCTCTTTAATTTGCGCTCAACTTGTAGTAATTCTGTTTTGATATTCTCTTTATCTTCTATCAATCTGGCTAGTGATTCATTAGTAAAGGTATACTTAGTATCCTTTACCTGGATAGAGATAGTTGGTTCTGTGCCATCTACCTCACTGTAATACATTGTCATGCTATCTCCTTACTTTGATTGATGTTTGTGCATGAGTAGCACCCTCTGCTTTATCGCAGTCATCACACCAATAGCCATACAAACCATTGGCAAATAATGATTCAGATACTACTTCTTTTTTCTGTCTACATACATTGCATTCCTTGAACTTGGATATCATATACTTATACTCCTAACAATTCAAGTGCTCTGGTTTTAATACTATCATTACGACCAGCCATTGTGCTAACTGCTAGGTTCTTACCCTTAGCGTTGTAGTCAGCCCACTCTATAACTGCATGCCACATACCAAACTCTGTGTTTCGTATGTTTTCCTGTGTAGGTGAGGCTGAGTATATGTCAAAGGCTTTAGCCCTAGCATTGATTGCATTAGTAAATTGTTTCTTCTCACCTGTTGATAGCAAATGATGTGGTGCTTCCTCTATCTTACTTGGTAGTGGGAACACACGCTTGAAATAATTCTTAGCATGTTCATGGCTTGCTTTTCTATCAAGCAATGTATCTGCTAGTGCAGTGTAATCATTAGCCATATCATAAGTTAATCGTATGATGTTGGCTATCTCTGATACTGATAGCGTTGCATTAGTTGTATGACTTAATGTATAAGTATACTTGTTATTGTTCTTGTATATCTTATTGATTTGATTCATACAAAACAAACGCTCAATCACTGGTTTAATAATGACTGAACTACTACCATCATGGCTAGTTCTGGCTAGTAAGAATGCTGAGTGCGGGTCATCTGCAATGGTCATCTCCATTGGAGTTTCCATTAACATCCATACCTTTGCACCACCATCATACTCACCTGCTGCTGCATATCTAAGTCCACTAGAATCAATTAAGTTATCTAATGCACCAAAGATTTCTGCATTCTGAAATACTTTATAGCGATTACCTACTACACCTATGGCTGATGTCTCACCCATTGGTGTTGTTTTGATAACTGCTTTCTTACTATCAATTGGGATACGACTAACTGATTCGTTGCCTGGTATTTGATAGTTTGCTTCGATGTCGTGCAATGATACTGACCAGTCTAATCCTGCTTGACTGGCTACCTCACTGGCTGATGTAGCCTCTACTGCTACGCCTGCTTTATGCCATGCGCTTTTGCGTACGGCTCCGTGTATGAGAGTATCAGTTGTCATTGTTTACCTCATCAGTATCTATTGCGTAGATAGTATCAACAACTTTAGAGTGTAGTTGTTGTGCCATTTTAGTAAACTCAGATGGTGCCCACTCTGCATGGAATACTCTGTTAAGTAATCCTGCTAAAGCATAGTCTGGTTTAAGGTTTAAGACTTCAAGTATCATAGCCTTGGCTTCATCTATCTTTTCAATTTGATAGAGATAACCGCAGAATACTGTGGCTAATGGAACTGCTTTGTCTTTAACAATAACATTACCAAGTAATGATATGTATTCACCTATATAATCAATGTCTTTTTCTAGGTGCATACCCATAATAAAGTCACGGATTTGTAGGTTCTCATTGGTAGCAATGGCTACCTCTGCTATGTGTTGGGCTGATGGTACGACACCATCTGCTATGCCATCAACTGCTTTACGAATGTCCTCAACAATACGAACATTTGTATCACGGTCATCTGGATTGTATGTTCCTTCTTGTGCAGTTAACTGTTGCTTTACTTCATCACGAAGTAAGTCATAGTCTAGGTCTAGCATTTTATCTCCTTTGTTTGAGGGCGTTCTGCCCCTATTGGCAGACGCCCGATTTGCTATAGATATCTGGCTATCGAATTGTAAGTAGATGTTGATACCACTTCCTCATTAGTAAGTTTAAGAATACGAATAGCATTCTCAATCTCTTCGACATCATCTCTATATTGATGCGTAGGCATAACCTCATAGTCACGGTCTGGTTCTTGTGGAAAATCTTTAGCATCACAAATTAAATCAAAGTCAACATTCATAGTTGAATTCCATGAACGATAGTTTGTTCTAATGTTTTCTGCTTTGCTAAAGTTTTTAACTGCCCATGCTTTCATATCTTTTTCCCATTTTTCATGGGTTTTTTTATATTTATTTTCTAACTCATCTTGCTTTGCATAGTTAGTTTTAATTTGAGTTAACTTAGTTTCTAATGCATTGATTACCTTAACTGTAGGTATCTTTACATTAATTGTCTTGCCATTTCCTCGTGCCATGTATCTCCTTTGTTAGTTGTGAGTAGTTTGACTTCATACTCAGGAAGTTGGCATAAACTACCTGCTTTTCGGACTTAACTGTGCACTGTAATGTCCTTACGCTGGTTCACTATGCCAAATCTAATACCATCCTTTAGCACGCCAATGTGCCCATGCCATTGATGGTTTTTTATAACGGTGCTCGATATACTCCAGCCCCCGCTCAATCTGAAGCGGGGCTGGGGTGTTTGGTTTAGTTCCTAAGATTTGTGCGATGCCATACGCAGTAGACTTGGGGTTATCTGCTGTGTGATTCCAGGCAGATTCTTTGCCCCAAAGTTTTGTTAATGCACGCCACTCAGACCTGTTCCAATGTGGGTAGTTCCATTTCATTAATGCCTGAGCGTATGCTTTCGCTACCCGTGGTGTCCATGTAGATGTGTCTATGCAGTTGGCTTGCAACTGTGTCGCTACTGCTGCTGCGTATGCTGGACTCGGTAAGAATGGTGCGGACAAGAACGCTAGTAGCCAACTTAAATACCCTGCTAACAATCTCTTCATCTAATAAACCTCCATGTGATATATCCAAAGAGTAGTAAGAATGTCCAGGACTGTGATGGTGTGAGGTATGAACTTGCAATGAGTTGTTCAATCATTTCACCCTTACAATCTCTTGGCTATGCTTGATACCTTTATCAAACTCTAACACATACCACTCTGATGGGTCATCAAGGGCTTCATCACCTGCTGTATCTATATTTATATGTGTAGTTCGGCACCTAACTTTTGCCATAATCCACACGGTGTGTTCCCATACTGGTGTGTCCTCCTCAAGCATTGGATTCCTCCTCGTTTTTTAGTAGGTCATTAATAGTAGGTTCATCTACATATACTCTGCCTGTTGCAAGTAACTCGTCATATACATCTAACAAGTCAAGCATTGCGTATGCAAATGCTTCTTTTATTTTGAATAGTTCTTCTCTGGTTCTCATTGTTATCTATTCATTTTACGTCTTGTTGAAGCCGCATCACTCATGCGCTGAATGATTTGGTTCTGTGTCTTGATTATATAAACGCTATAGCCTATGGTCAAGATGCTGGCGACTAAGGCTATCATGATACCTATTATTGTTCCTGTGTCTAGATACATTACTTGCCTCTTTTCTGTGCACGCTCAGCCAATTTGGCTGGGCTATATCCATCAATAGTCTTACCTGTTTTCTTTTGTACTTTAGGCTTTTTCTTCCAAGCCTTGCCATTCTTTCTCTCGTTATTCACATTATCTCCTTTGTTATAGGGCTGGCTACGCAGGTAGTGGCAGCCAGCCCGTTGTATGTTACCCTACTGTTATTGAGTG